GGTTATCCTTACCTTTGTTGTCAACGAACGGCAATCTGGCCCTAGGTCAGAGTAGTCGGGGATCAGAATCACCCAACAGCAATGCTGTCGGTAGTGTGCTGACAACCCTAAATCTAATAATAGGTAACATATGTCACCAAGAATTAGTAAGTCTTCTTTGAAGACTTCAGGTCGAAAGGCCAAAACCTCCAAGCGTGTACCACCACACACTGTGTGGGAGTATAAACCTAAGTTGCAGAATGAAGCAGTAGTGCTTCATTCAATACTTAGTATCTACGACATTCCTTATTATAAGGAAATTGTAGATGATATACGAGGATTGATCACACAATTAGTTAGGAACCATGGCTTTCGCGATGGTTCTGATAGGTATAAAATTATAAAAGATTATACCCTTTCACTAATTGAAGGTCGAAACCCGGATAACCCAGGGTGGTTAGCCACCTCTGAGGTATACCGGGTCCCTTCCGCACTAGGTAAGAATCTTACCCAGCTTGTGGCTGATTATTTTCAAATAAATGATGTTTCATTGAAACCCAAATATTATCAAGTAATCAATACTATTCTTAACATTGTTAGAATAGTAGAGGGCCTTGTAGACGCTGATTTGCAATCAGTAACTGACAAAGCACAGCCAATTGATCAATATCTTCTTGATAATTTTACTAACTATGTTAATAAAAGATTGGATGATATCGAACCAATTGATAGTAATATCAATTTATTTAATATCCGTTTTAATTTAAAGAAAAACGGTCCAAATGGAGTACCCAAAATTGAGTCTTCCATTCAAGAAGCACACGCGTTGCTAAACAGTAAACTCGCACGTCCTTTCAGAATAATCTGTGAGGAACTTAATTGCGAGTATCTGTATGAGTATTTGACAGTTCTTACTAACGATGTTAGTAAAGACCAAGAAAACTCAAACCTGCAACCGGATAAATTACCAACTATAAAACTTAGAGTATTGGCAAGTGTACCAGACAAAGGTTTTAAAACCCGTCTGGTAGCTATCGTCGATTTCTGGTCACAGCTTATATTAGAACCATTTAGGTCCTATGTACAAGCTACGATAGAAAAGAAGTTCGGTAAAACGGACTTCCGGAAAGATCAAGATTTGGGTGTAACCCAAATGGTGGCTTTCCAGCAACGATGCTTGGAAAGAGAAACCGTATCTAGAAATGGTAAAACCATCACTCTAGATGCAAAGCACCTAAAGTGTTACGATATCTCATCTTGGACTGATAAATTTCACCGTGATCTTCAAAAGATTGTGGTAAGAAAATTATTTAATCCGCGATTTGCAGAAGCATGGGGACAATTAGTTGTCCACTGCGACTGGTACTACCCTAAACTTGATTGTACTGTAAAGTATGGTCAAGGACAAGGGATGGGTACTAACGGTAGTTTCGATATTGCAACTTTAACCGATCACTTATTCATTAACTATGTTATTGATAAGCATACTAGTTTAAAGGGAATATTCCCTAATAACGAGTGTTACGGAAAAGTGGGTGATGATTTATGGATCTATGATCCAGAAAATCAGATCCCTACATTTTATGAAAGAATTCATCTTCCAATAAATGTAAGTAAATCGAAAATGTTCGTTAACGGGAATTCCTATATGGAATTCTGTGCACGAACCTTCCTTGACGCTGAAGATGTTAGTCGGATTAGTCCGAATATCATTTCCAAAAGCAAGGATTACCGATACATTCCAATGCTACTAGGTTTATGTAGTAGTAGAGGTATCCAGTTGGATGCCTCGTTGTTCGAAACTCTTAACAATACTGTTAAGGGATCCGAATTAACCTACCTGCATAAGTTACAAGATTGGATAGTCGGTATGTTATTGATTGGACAATATGAACAAAGTTCTTATTGGAAATCATTAACATATGACTATCTTGTAACCGGTAATTGGGTAATTGGTGACCTTGTAAAAGGTATATACCAAGATCCCAAACTTCTAACTCGTTTAATGATAGCTCACAGTATTGTGACTATTATTGACAATTTAGAAGCCGTGCAAGATAAAATCTTTGAGATTGTAGGTGCAATGGATGACTACTCAGATGAAATAGTTCAGCTGGTAGAGTTTGATACCAATTTATTTGATATCAATAATCCAAAGTACAAGGTAATTACTAAAGCTAATGATCTTCATTACTTAACTCCAAAACAAATAGTTGTTTTAGGTAGGTATGTAGACCAGAAGCGTTTGCTACACTTTGATCTCGTAGAGATTAAGAATATAGCAAAACTTTCAGATGATCCTAAGAGCATCTTAGAGTTTAGTAAAGCCCTATCAATGATTGCCCATAAATCGTGTTACGATGAAGGGAACATTAACTATAATATTGACCGTGTATACGGTACACAATATCGAATAGTTAAGACCATTGAAAGAATGGATGAAAGTTATACAACTTTATCCGGTATTCAATCTCATCAATTACGACCGCTCTGGCAGTGCCTGCCATACAGTGAAATTGCAGATAAATGGGAAGGTTATCTTCCTGAACTTCAGGTTGATAACTAGACCATTTATTGTACTATTAAGATAGATTAATTGTCGCAAAGCGACATATCTAATTTTCTAAATAGTAAAGATCTTAGGCGGTTAAAGCCTAGAGGTATAGCATAGCTATATCCTCGGCCACTTCCCTAAATATACATTTAGG